GCCGGACAAACAACCCTAATCCTTTTCAAATTCGACCAGTTAGCAATACTAAAGATTGACGGTGTTTCTGCGTTAGTCGGAGCATTTTCTTTTAGCCTTACATATCCAACCACATCTTCTTCAGTCAAAGACGAACTCGGAGTAGGTTTGATATTTCCAGTGCCGCTGATCGCATCAGTCAATTCCTTATTAGTCATTGCATACGGCTGATAAGTGCTGTCGGTGTCTGTGGCTAATGTAATCATTAAATCCTTGATATAAATCGTACCACTTGTAAGAGTATTTTGTACGGCATACACAAGAATAGAGGGTATGGTAGACAAATCGGATGTCGCACTCTCAAACATTTGCCAATCAGTTGTTACATCTATAGTAGGTGCAGAGTCTTCGCATCCTATTTGAACCTTTCCTGTTGTACTTCCTTTTATCTTGCAAACAAACTTACCTGCAACTCCACTATATGCAGACAACATTGACCTAGCATAATCATTAGCAAACCATATTCCTGCATTGGTAGAATAACTACTAGGAATAGAGATTTCATATGTAGTATCAGTAATGGAATAATCTGCACTATGAAGCTTGCCTATTTTGCTACTAGGATAAATATAAAAATCAAGAAGATTCTTCGCCCCTAATACCCCATTATCGGCATAGGACATTTTGCTGTCGGTCAACTCCTTATTCGTCATAGCATAGGGTACATAGGTATCATCGGGATCGGATGGTAAAAGTATCTGCGGTACAAATGTCCTTGCTTGTCCATCATAGGTGGTTTTGAATTGAATATAAACACCATTCCAATCATTAGAAGCATCTTTTGTAAATACTTTAGTAAGGGCATCTAATGTAAAGAACTTTGTCCACCCAACTTTTAATCCAAGAAAAAAACTACTTACTCCCCACCCTTGTGCCGTACCAACAAACCTATACGTTCCATAAGGCAAGTCAGATATATCCGCAAGGGTTGCATTAATAACCGTACTCGGAACACCACTTGCCACAAACTTCGTAATATAACCATTTTCATCAACGGAAAAAGCTAAAGTCAAACCCGATTGAACATAGGTATTGCCCGTCCATGTTCCTGCTGTAAGATAACTTTTAACTTTTGCTATATTAAAATTAAGCCTATTCTTTGCTCCAAGCACTCCATTGTCAACATAGGACATTTTGGAATCTTTAACAGGTATATAATATCCATCAAATTCAGAATTTTCACTTGCTTCGCATATCATGGGTTTTATAGACAGATTATTTAATGTCTGACCGCTATATACCACAAACCTTACCCTATAATCTGCTGAATTATCTACGGAAAATGTAGGCTCAAAACTTGCAACATCATAATTCGAAGCAATAGGAGAGAATGCCGTTGTAATATCCATCTTATAAGTATTAGATGAACCGCTATACAAACCGCACATCTTATATGTTTTGCCTGCATCTAACCACTTCCCATAATCGCAAAGAATAAATACAGCAGTACCTGTAGAGGTTCCATTTGCAACCATACTTCCATCTGAATTTACTGTAAGGGTAATACCTTCAACTGTCTGCGTTTTTATCGTAGCATTTAGTTTATTTTTTCCATTAATAACCTCTGCATCACGCAAGGTTTCCTCTACGGATTTGTGGTAAGGCTCAAAGGTGCTGTCGGATATGGATGCGTGACGAAGCATGGGGTAAAATGTTCCGCTTGCATTTGTTCCATTAGTTATCCTTATTCTAAATGATACTGATTTTGCACTCGAATAAGTATCGGGAATAACTACGTCTGTGCCTCTTGCATTTACTTCTGCTACATAACCACCATTTGCATCTTGTATTCTGCAGAAAATCTCTGCACCTTGTTTTATACCGCCTGATACAATCTTGCCTTTAACATCATCATAAGGTAATTCAACAAGAGTGAGCGATCTATCTGCACTTGCTGTTCCGCTTGATACAATACTTGTCACTTCTCCATATGCATTTCTGTTAATAGTAAGTGTTGTACCAGATGCTGTACCACCAACCACATTATCGGGGATATGCAATAGATTCTTCCCTGTCCATCCTACTGTATCTCGGAGTTCTTCTTCTGGAACACCACCGATAGCCGTACCTATTGCGGGTGATCCACTTCCAAGATAGAATTTTTTGCCACTTAATACCTCTGAAGGGGATGCGTCCGTGTCCGATATGTCCATTACGGTTTGATTGCCATATACGACTTTATTAACATATGGATTGTTAGCCATAATCTACCTCTTATTTTAATACCAAACGTCACGGTCTACATTGCCTGTTATACCGGGTACACTTCCTTTTGACGTATATTGCCAAGCAACGATATTTTTTCCTTTTGGTTTATACAATTCCATGATCTCACCATTGTTCTTGCCATATCGGGCAATCCAGAATTTAAATTTATTCTTGAGATAATCGCTGATGTAATTGTCATACCAATTCTTATTGCAATATATGCCTACATCATATCCGGCATCCTTACACTCACCTAAAAATGCAAGTGTGATACCCTCTATGCCATCTTTCCCAAGTGGTACAAGTGTGCTATCTTCAAGGTCATACCAAATCGTCATCTTGCGACCATTTAAAAGATTGATAACACCATCAGCTTCAATTCTTGCACCCTCATGTGATTTTGCATAAGCGTACTTAAAACAGGAATAGTCCAAGTGTTTATCAATACACTCTGTCAAGTTACGTTCAAAATAAGCGTCGGGTTTACCGCTTTTTCTAGTAGAGCGCATACAAACGAATTGTATTCCCGCTTCTTTAACCTTTTCAAAATCAATTACACCCTGCGCTTCGTTTACATCAATGCCTTGGATATAACTTTGCACACTTTCAGCTTTGTCATAAAGCGGTCTGCCATACCCGGCTATCTTGGGATAATCAAGAGGATAACTCTTTCGTGCAACGCATCCCCCGTTCGGTTCAAGAATGTTTTTATCGCTTGTATTGCCCTCTACGGTATATACACGCCCATCTTTCACATCCTCGACAAGTCCTGTGTGGCATATTCGAGTATCATTTCTAAAGAATATCTGATCTCCAAATTCAGGAGTTGTGTACCATGCCCCTTTTTTCTGATATTGTTTTGCGCTGTTGACCGTATAATCGTCAAAATTGCCACATATCATGTTCTGTGCCGTGGTAACACCGTAAGCCTTATAAAAGCACCAATCCACAAAAGCATCACACCAATATGCGGGGAAATCCATTGTCTGCGGATAGACATCGTGCATTTCCTTGCCGTATTTTGTGATGTTATCCTGTCCGGCGCCTTTGGTTTTGTCGTAAATCACATCGGGATCAGCGTCATATGCCGCTTTGGATTTTTCAAGATAACCAACTTCGGCTTGTGCTATCGCTATGACTTTATCGGGGGTATTCATTCGTTATCTCCCTTTCTGTACTGTATGCTTGAAATGCCGAGCAATGCGCCTAACAAAACACCGATAGCCGTAATTGTCTGTGCTATCATTGATCCCATATCAGCCCATCCCCATATTTTTGAAATGACTACGATAAAGGTTGATAGTGCGGGTAAACATACAATCGCTATCCATTTGAGCCAATCATATACTTTTGGTGAAAATATGTTGTTCATACAATTCTCCTTTCTAATAAAAAAGAGCTTTTATGCTCCCATAGCAAAAAAACAAACTATCGTCAAGTCGGGGCTACATCACCAATAGTTACCGTCTTTCCACCTGCGGCATTATCTGTTTCCGTGTATGATATAGCATTAACCGTTACCTGCGAATAGTAATCAACCGGGGTACTTTCTCCGGAAGGTAAATATGTTTTAGAAGTAGTGTAAGGGGTAACTGTTTTTGCTGTAGAAGTGGGTGTTGCCGCCCCTTCGTAACTACCCGTCACGCCCAAGATCACGATATCTTTTTTGATATTCTCGGCTATTATCTTTGCTTTTTCTGTGGCATCAAGTTTTGCAACGCCAGAACCGTCATGATAGCCGTTTGCAATAGCAAGTTCATCATCTACATCATCAATAGTAAGTGTAACCGCACTACGATTAGGCATTGAACCCGTTAATTTATTTCCGTTCACATAAGCGGTTTTTGTAGACAGTATTTCTGCGGCTGTCGCATCTGCATCCGAAGTATCAGCATCATAAGTACATGATCCTGTCTGGGGTGCTCCGGCTCTGTCATAAAACTTTTCGCCATAAAGAACCTTGGTAGCATCTGCGGTTGTATCGGAAATATCCATAACCGTAGTTGCACCGAATACTACTTTGTTTACATAGGGGTTGTTTGCCATTTTTTATTTTCTCCTTTCTATTCCATACCAATAATAGCGGTTAAACCACCGCTCAAGTTAGAGGTTTCTGCATAAAAAATGGGATTGATTGTTACATCATCCCGCATACTCTTGTTCTTTGTTTCAAGTGTTTGTTCAACTTTTCGTGGATCAACAACATATTCGCCATTGTAGAATGGATAACCCTCACCGCCCCCGACAAGTTCAACCTCAAACGTTTGTGAACTCTCGGAAAGTTCAAGCGGTAATAGTTGTGACCCGGTTAATAGGTCAACGTCCAAGTGTAGGACACCGCCATTTATCCATTGTGACATATTAAATCACCCCATCTTTAAGAATCCTACCGATAGCCAAATCGTCAATATTTGACGCATAAGATTTATCATTATTGAAACGTACCCTTATCTGACACTCCATACTTTCATTTATAAATTCAAGGGTATCTTCCTGTGTCATATAAAGTGTTATAGTATGGTTAGACGCATCAATATTTAAATCCTCAATCGAGAAAGTTTTTTCTTTCTGTTTTGGAATACCCGGCTTTGTTTTAAAAGTAACGTATATAACCGCTATATTGTTTAGATCAAGCGTTTCGTCCTTTACATGAAACGTCAACGTCGGTGTTGTACCTCTGATTATTGTACTCATTATGTACTCCCTTCTGGTTTATTCACAAACAAGTTCAGCGTTTATATTAAACATATAAGTATCTCCGCTATTAAACGAAACGTTGGATATTTTCCATTTTCCAACGCCTAAATTAGTATATTGATATAAATAAAACTCTGTTCCACTTGCCGTAAATGTGCCGTAGTATGTTGTTAGCATTTGTTTCTGATCGTTTATATCTCTTGTTGCGTGGTTACTAGCAATACTAGTATCATTTGCATCACGCAAAGAGCTGTTAGTAGTTATATTAAGATAAGAATATGCGGCTGGACATATTGTTCCAAAGGGTTCTATCCTTGCGTTTGAAAAATCAACATCTGCCATAACTATTACCTCATGAGTTTCCGTTTATTTCTATATCTACTACAAAACCATATGAATCGCCTGATGAAAAGGATATATCGGTAACTTTCCATATTCTATATCGGTCTAAATATAATTCTGTTCCACTTGCACCAAAAGTTCCCGAACATAAAATAGAAACCTTTGACGGTGTATTAGATAAAATGCCTTTTGTAGGGCTAGTTACTATACTTGAACCATTTGCATCAAATAGGTATGCACTTTCATTAATCAGCAAATAACTACTTGATGTCATAGGTTTATATATAACTGATGAATTTACATCCAATGTTGCATTATCAAAATTAACGGCCGCCATAATTTATCCTTTCTACGGGGTATAATTTCTTATGCTTGTTGTTACGGTTACATTCAAAGTATTAGTCGGTGTTGCCGGATTTCTAATTTTCGTCTTTACCGTAACCGTAAGATCATATAATTTTGTCTGCCATAACATTTTCATCCAAGCCATTACACAATTACCCTCAATTTCATTTGACATTCATTGCCACTACCAGCTTGTGCGGCTGTTACGGCTGTAAATGTAACCGTAAGTGACGTACCACTTTGGCTCATGCCTGTTATCATAGGTGCATCTACACCGCTTGCACATTTTATATGCGGTTCAAAAGAATACTCGCCACCACCACTAGGAGTTTCTAGGTCACTCCAAGTAACTGTATTTACCCCGACACCTAATACAACAATAAGAACGCTACCATTTGATTCGTGCCAAAAATCGTATACGGGTTCAGTATTGTTACTTGTTTGAAGCACAATTCCACGATTTACCGCATAAGTTTTTGAACCGTTCCCGTCTTTTGTGCTTACCCAACCCCATAAACCTTCTTTGTACTCGCCTGAATCTTTGACGTATATAGCATTGTCTATGTATAAACGCTGGTCAAATAATGCCGCACCATGAAATACCGTTGTTCCGTTTACGTCATTTAAACCGCCACTTTTACCTATACCAACATGGTCACTATAAATGTCTACCGTACCGTCATATTCAATATTGCCGGACATTAAATCGTCTACGTCATTGTCATCATCCAAGTCAAAGGAATCTACGCTTGCATCCGCTTGTACGGTAAGCCAACCATTAGTGCCGTTATGCATATCAACTATGCACTTTTCGTCATCCGTTTCTAGCCTTATACCATCAAATTCTTGTACTGTAAGCGAGTCTACTATGTCGGGGTCGGCTTGCGTTCCGTAGTTGTGGGCTTCCATTGTCATATTTCCACAATAGGTATTATCGTAGTAATAATCAAAATGCCCGCCCGTGTTTATATGTATCTTACTTCCTGTCGTACCACCGACTTTTAAGCCCGTATTATCGCCATGTACCTTTTCGACGTTGCTTGCATCCTGGATGGATAAAACACCGTTTCCGTTGCCATATCCACCAAGGGTTAACGTGCCACCTCTCGCCCAATCGAAGTTGATACCGATTGCGTCAAGCACGTTGACAACCAACTCACCTGTTGACATATCATAGCCGTTTACCCATGTTGTACCGCCGTCACGGGAAACAAAGAATCCGCTACCGCTTTTCTTGTAAACCGTTGATCCCGGTTCAAAAGTGCATACTCCCGTTGTGGGATTTTTGGTTATCGGCATATTCGATAGATACCAAACTCTGCCGCCTGTACCTAAATCCTCGTATTCCTCATAACCGCCCATCGCGTTTACCGCAAGGCTATTCATCATCTGTACGGCTAGGTCATAGTTTGAAATACGCTCGTCTGCCTCTTGCCTAGCAATTTCAACCGCCGCCTGTACTGATTTTGAGTATCTTTTAACAAGAGTTCTGTTCGGTGGCTCGGCATTGCATTGTAAAAGGTGTGCGGCAAGCTTAAAGCTGTTCGTGGTTATCCAAGAATAAACATAATTGCCTTTATAGTCCTTTATTTTGCATCTATCGCCTATTTCAGCCGCTAAATCGCTTGCAGTTGTAATATTAAATGTCCGAAGCGTAAAGTTCTTTAAATAGCCCGTAGACCATATAGAATTTAATACGCTTGTTACGTTGCTTGTATTAACAAACGGGTTTTCAAGTTCAAGAACATATCCGCTTGAACCTATTGTGTATTCCTGTTTGTCAATAACAAATTTTGCACCTGTTATTGTTATATCGCTTTGTCCAAAAGAAGTGTTTTGGTTATAATCAAATACATCTGTAGTCGCCGACGTATAACTTGTGTCATACCACTTTATATCAAGTGTTCCCGAAGAGTTTATGATGCAGAAGTTACATCCCAACATTGCCATGTACTGTAAAACTTCACGGCAATTCATGTTTTCTATTTCGTTATCACTAGGGGCTTCTGTGATTGAAATATTATACCCATGAAAACTTGATGATGTTCCTGCTAAAGAAACTCCGCAATAACTACATATCGCCTGTACTACCGCTAAAGCTGTTGTCGGATAGTTAATGTTTACTCCCGAAAACGGCACATCAAATTTCCACATATTATCAAGTAATGTTAAGGAAATCAGCCCGTTTGCTTTCTGCGGTTCATCAACGGTAAAAAACCCCATGCGGTAATACTGTTGAACGTTATTGACTTTATCGCCCTCTATTCCAAGCCATACCGTTGCGGTTGCATTAAAGAAATCGTAATTATTGTATGTTCCGTTTATATTGTTGATAGTAAACGTACACTTACCGATAACGGCACATCCAATATCAAATGAGGATGTTCCGCTTGATGCTGTTTCAATGGCAAATGAATCTTCCCATATATCAGATTCGGTCAAATGCAGAACGGTGTTATTCGCAAGTGTAAGGTCTATCTTTATCAGATATTTTCTTGCCGCTCCGCTTGCTAATATGTTTTTGTAGCCTTGTGTCGTACTTTTCATGCTATCTCTCGATTATGTCAAACGAAACAACTTCCATGCGACCGCCATCTACCCACCAATAATACGGGGCAGACGCATCACCACGATAAAAGGTCTTTGTTACATCCCCATCAGTTAACGGGGAATGATAAGTCACATTAAAGTATTCATCCTGAAATGCCTGTAAAATAGCGGATGCTTCCGTTGTGGTAACACCCGCCCATTCAAGCTGTATCTTTTCTTTCTGTGCGACTTTGTTTTTATACATAAGTCCTGATTCCACTCGCCCCGAATCCGCCGCGCTGATATCCTGAAGCGACCATCCGAACTTACTCGGTGTCTTAACCGCATTTCCGTTTACCAAAAATGTAAATGCCATAACCTAACCTCATGCCATACTCGGTGAATACCGCATATTTTGTCTTTCCTGTGCCTTTGTAACCGTCCTTGCAAGGGTTTCACCGTCAACAACAATCGTGTTACTGATATATTTGTCGCTACCGCCCTGTCTTGCCATTGCCGCTGATACACCGTTGTAAACACCGCCCTCGATTCCTTTGATTATCTGGTCGTTGTTTGCTACGGCTGTCTTACCGTTGCTGAAACTTCCCACTAATTCGTGATGGTTGGCAAAGAATATGCCATCCTCGACAATTCCACCCGATGCATAAGAGTTGAATTTTGGCAAGTCAATTCTCATATCACCCGATCCGACTTTATGATCTCCGTTAAGAGTATTGGCTATCTCATTCCACTCTCTTGCTATAGATTTCCTTGCGTTTCTGAACGTTTCTGCCAAGCCATCCGCTACACCGCTAAATGTCCACTTGTCTTTGGCAAAACTACTCTGTATGGACTTGATATCCGTGTTAATGCCTTTTGCACCGTCATTAACGGCTTTTTTCGCATCATCCATAGATTTTGTTGTGTCAGTATCAAAATCCGCAAACGCTTTAGTTGCATCCGATAGATCAATAGCGTTTATCTTGTCTGTCACTTCCTTGGTGTCCGTATCAACCTCGTTCTTGAAATTGAGGTAGTCGGCTATGGCTTCCGAACTGAATCTGTTAACCTCTTGCGTTGCCGGATTGAAGTCAATACCGTTAACGGCTGACTTAACCGCGCCGGAATCCTTTTCAACCGTGGTTTTCATATCGGTATAGTTCTTGCTCGAATCCTTGGTTTCTTTGAGTTTATCCCTCAATTTTTCCATTACGGATGAGGATTCGTTAACCGCAGATGACATTTGTTCACTGTCACCTTTCATTTCACCCATCTTCTTTGCGGCATTTGCTATCTCGGTTGCCGTTCCCTTTGATGCGTCATACAGTTTCGTTGCGCTTGAACTAGCCGCATCATAAGCACCCTTGGCTTCACTACCCATTTCTTTAAGTGAAGCGGTTGCCGCATCGTATGACCCGGTTGATTCACTTATGTTTGTTCTGACTTTATCCAGAGCATCGGCAAAAGCATCGGCATTGGTCTGCGCTTCTGCAAATCTGCCTTTCATTCCGTTTACGGCTTCGCCTAAATCTTTTGCCCTTGTCACGGAATCGGGATCGACAATAGCACCGAATTTACGTCTTAAATTCTCAAAGTTTTCCTCTGATTCTTTTATGCTTTGGTTGCCTTCTCTCAAAGCATCGTAGATAGTATTTATGTTCTCTACTACTGAACCCAAATTGTCCCAATCCCCGGTAAGGACGGTTTTTAATACCGTGAACAGGGCTTTGAAACTTTCAACGAATTTGGTTGTATATATCTCAAGTTTGGCAATTACCATCGACCATCCGACGGTAAGGTAGTCATATAACCACTCGCCAAGACCCATTATGAAATCTTTAAGAAGTTGCAAAGTGCCTGTTATTCCCGAATAGCCCTCGTACAACTCTTTATCATCGGGGAATAAGTATTGTCCCCAAAGTTTCCCTATCTCCGCTACGGCAAAGAACTCTACGATTCCAAATAGTATTTTTGCCCCGATAGCACCACCTGCCGACAATGCCGCCGGAAGCAATACTTTAAGTGCGTTCTTTAAACCAAGCAATAAAGCCGCCCCTAAAGCGACTTCTACAAGGAATCCAATATCATCGGAATCAAGGCTGTTCCATACACCCTTAAAGAAATTCGTTATGCCCTCTTTAACGGTGTTGCGGTTATTTTCATCAGCCCAAAAGTCCTGTATTATTTGAATGAGTTTATGAAGTAACGTGCCTAATGTTTCCCCGATTCTTTCAGCGTCAACCTTTTCAGCAACACCGTTT